ACTATTCTGGCATACCTGTTGCCATTGTTTCAAGTGGGGTAATGCCAAAGCCCTCGCCTCGGCTGGGAAAAACAAAACAATCACTCCGCTTGATAATATCGTATAATTGTTGTTCGTTTGTCTTGCCTGTGATAATTTCAATGTTTGGGTACTCTTGTGGGGTAATGGGTAAGGGTATATGTTCCAACGTAGTTTTTAGTATCAATTTTACTGGCTCCGTTGGGTCAAATGCCTTTACAAATGCCTTAAATAACTCCATAAAGCCTTTACGTGCATTAAAAGCGTTGTAGTGTAAAAAGACAAATGGCTTTTTTGCTTCCGCCTTGTTTTCCCGTGTCGTGTACTTAAATACCTTATCATCATAGCCGAGGGGTAGTACCGTTGTTTTGATACCAGCCTTTGCAAACACGCCTTGGCACCATTTTGAGGGTACCAGTACGAGGTCTGCGCATTTCAAATACTCAATCCAATCTGCGGGTATTTTGTCGCTCTCAAACATTGTGTAAATTATTCGGTAAGGCGCCTCAATGTTCGCTATACCATAAGGGTTGTGAAACAGTATTGCCACCTTTTGCCCTCGGTAATAGTTATCAACCATAATGTCAAGCTTTCGCAGTTCCCGTATGAGTGATACGCTACTTATGCCGTACCCGTCCTTTCCGCCACCCGATACGGTACAAAAATAAAGCCCATTGGTAGCGTCTTTGTTTGTTTTCATACTTTCAACGGTCTTTATGCGTTCAATAATGTGCTCTCGTTCCTGTGCTGGTGTAAGTGGCTTATAACCCGATATTTTAAGTAAGTTTTCGTATTGTTGCTTATCATCAACTGCAACTATTCTACCAAATGGGTTTGTTAAATATGGCATATAACAATCATATCACATACGTCTTTATTTATTCAATACCAACACAAAAGGGCGGGTATTACCCCGCCCAATTGCTAACGTGTTAAAGGCTTAATTAAAAGCTTTCAACTTCAACAACACGTCGCTGGTCAAGTATTGCAACTCCAAAAAGGAGCTCTAACGTTAATTGGTGAGCGCCGAGGTCGGCGTTGTACCAAAATAGCGTGCGCAATGCGAGGCCGATTGACGGGTCATTGATTACACTTGCGTTGCCACCAAAGCCCATTGGTGTTGGCAATGGTCTACTGGCAAGTATAAAAGCGTCACGGGTGTAAGCTAAATTGTGGTAAGCGACTGGTGACCCAGTAACCTGCACCATTTGGCTCTCGTGACACTCAATACCGTAGGTCTTTACGATAACACCATTGGCAATAGCGTCGTTCGCTCCCCGAGCGTCAAAACGAGTGTATTTGTCAACGCCCAAAAGGTCGTTAAATACTGTACCGTCAACATACAAGTATCTCTGTTCTAATTGAGGTACTTTTTTGTCTGTAAAGTATTTTCTGATTTTAAGCATTGTGCTGTCAATAGTGGTAGCGCTTGTCCTATCCCAAGTGATTGTATTTTCAATGCTGGGGTGAAGTGACGCAATTGCAAGCTCTACTGCTTCGGCAAGTGCGATTGCTCCGTCCTGTGCATATCTGTTTTGTGTGTCTTGATTTTCAACAACTTTGGTTACATCATCAATAGTAAATGTAACTTCTTTGTGAGTATCAAGGGTCACATAAACGTCGCTACCTGTTGGGGCTTGCTTTGTGTAAACATTGCCTGCGGTCTTGGTGTTAGCCGTAACTGCACCCGTTTTAGGTATGCGTAATACTGTTCCCTGTTGTGCGGTCGTATAATCACTATCTCGTGCAACGGTCTTTGCCAAGTTAAGAAAACTTGGGAAACGTTGTAAACACTTTTGCGCAATGATTGTGGGTATAAAAACCGCATTGGTTGTGGTTGTGAGCACTAACTCTGTCATATTATTTTTTTCACCCCCTTTTACGTATATGTAAATTGATAATCACCTTGTTAGGTTTCAAATGTGAAGTTTTAAGCCTTGGTGATTATTGAGGGGTTACTTGGTTTGGCTGTCGTCAATCAAAAGCCCAAGTTTTTGCGCTTGCATAATGTCTGCCTCGTGCGCCTTAAAAAATACTGGGTCTTTAATCTGTGACAACTTAAACCGTTGACCTGTGGCCTGCTGACCGTTTGGCTGTGTGCCAGTTCCTATTTGTAAGTTGTTGTTTGCTGTCCCTTTCAAATATGGCTTACTGGTTAACAACGCTGTGACTGCTTCCCCGACGCCTGCAACTGTGCCGTCGTCGTTTAGCTTAATGTCTTTGCGGTCAATCAAGGCTTTTACTGCCTCAACATCTACGACGCCCGCTTTTGAGGCTTCGGTAATAATTGAGTTATCAATTACTGCCTTTTGATATTTTTGCTCTGCTGTCAATCGTGCGTTTTTCTCGGTTTCGGCAAGTTCCTTAAACTTCCCTTGCTCTGCCAACCGCTTTTTTTCCGCTTCCGCTTGTTGAGCCTCAATATCGTCCGCCTTTTTAGCTCGCTCGCTCAAAGACTTAAAACGTGGGTGTTTCCAAAGTCTTGGGTCATCAAAGACTTTTACAAAGTCCTCGTCGCCAACTTTTGAAACGTCAAACGTTGTGCCAGCGCCAGTACCGTTTTTTGTCGGGTCGTTCCCGCCCTGACCTGCACCTGTTCCCTTATTGTTAATGTCCGCACCTGTCCCTTTGTCATCTGTCATAAGTTACTCCGTTTTTAAGGTGGGTCGGTACACCGTAACTTGTTAATTTTTCCTATCTGTACTCATTATTCTATATTACAATCGTTTTGTCAATGCCCTTTTGGGCTCTTTTAAGCCTCGTATGCTTCGGTCTTATTTGCAAGGCTTGGTATAAGCACGTTTATTGCGTGTTTACAATTAGGGTGAAACAGTCCGTTGCTTTCCGCTTCTGCTACTGTTTCGTAGCCGTCTGTTGCCCCAGTTACGCTTAAAATCTCGCCCTCGTAAGGTGCGCATAAGTCACAATCTGCGTTATGGTCTGATACTTGTACCAAATCATAATCGTTTTCGGCAACCCTATTTATCAAACCCCGATTGCGTGCCTCAACTGCCTTTGTCCTAAATAACATCTCGGCGTATGTATCAAGTTGCCACGTTTTACCGCCCTTGTCCTTTAATGCCGATAACCCTTGCTCTTGCAATGTCATCATTATTGTTTTTTTCACTTCCCTTAATGCTTCACCTGCGGTCAATCCTTTGCCTATGTTATATGTGAGGCTGTCCCGTACAGTCTTTCCAAGTAAAAGCCGTGCACTACGCCCAACACCTGTCAAACTCTCGGCAAACGAGGCTCCTGCGTCATCAACGAGTGCCATAATGGTATTTTTGTGTATCTGATTGAGGTTTTTGGCAACGCCTATGTCTGCGCCTATATTATCAAGCTGTTTTACGGCGACCTGCGCCCCTTGTTTGTAGTATTCGGGCAACTCCTTTTCCAAAAAAGCCTGCATATCCTCACCCGAGGCGGTAAGTATTTTGTCAATCTGTGAAAGTATGCGTTTGCGGTTTTTAACTCCAAAGTCTGTGGCTGTTTCAATTTCCTTTACGACGTCTTTATAAGTCTGTTTAAGTAGTGAGGTAAGTTTTTTTATACTTTCCTCGTTTATCTGTACCTGTTTTGGGTAAAGTTCTGCCATACCTTATTATAGCTTATTCGGTAGCTGGCATTTTACCTTTGCTTGGTGCGCCACTTGTACCGCTTGCTGTGTCGTCTTTGCTCATATCCTCGGTTTGCTTAAACATATTGGCACCAGTCCCAGCACTCGTTTTTGGCATACTGATTGCGTCCTCGTCTTTTATTTCGTCAAGTGTTTCCTCTGCTGTTTCCTCGTCCACTTGGTAAACACGCATAATAGCGTCTTTTTTGCTTGTTAAGCCTGCGTCAATTGCCTTAACTTCGTTTTCTATGTTCTCGCCGTTATCAATTGGCAATCCGTCTGCCCATTGTATCTCGGGTATATCAACCTCGCCCTTTACCGTTTCGCCGTCAACGTCAAGGTTATGTTTTTTTGCGAGTAACATAGCAACATATACTGCCTGTTTAATCGCTCGGTCATAGTAAAGCTTTTTTCTTTGTGTCTTGGCGATTGTGCGCATTAGCTTAAACTTTAGCGCTCTGCCACTATCCGATACGCCTTGTCCCATACCTAAAATGTCGGGTGATATTTCGCCCGTCATATACATAAACTCAACTAACTTTTCAATTTCCTTAAATGCGTTTTCAAGTGAGGCGTCCCAAACGATATACTCGGGCTTTGAAGTGTCCCCGTCTACAACCTCAATCACTCCAAGTGCTTTTTTGTTTACGTGCCCGTGCTCGTCCATAACTCCTTTTGGCACCATAAGTATTGGGTCGCCGTGCTTATCCAAAATGTTATCAATCTTTGTCATACGGTTGTTGATAGCATAAAAAATGCTGTCAAGGTCGTAATAATCTGATATGCCAAAAAATCTGTTGCCCGTTTTCCAGTTTGGTACGTGAATAACTAAACTTTCCTCAATGCCTGTTGCCACTTGGTCTTTTAAGTCGGGTATACCCAGTATTGATATATCAACCTTTTGCATAATCTTATTACCCTGCATTTCGTATACCTCGTTGGTAATCATACCCGCCTCGTGTATTTCCTTTCGTAAGTATTCTTTGTCGCCACTCTTAAACGTCCAACTTAACTCTTGCTTTTCGGGCTCTGCACGTACATTAAAGCCGTCAATCTCGGGAAAGTATATTTTTGGGGTAATATCCTCAATGATTACTGTTGGTTTTGTGTCTTTAGGGTGCCGTTTACCGACACGTACTTTAAGTAGCCCGTCACCAAGCGCCGAGTTTGATAATGCACTTTCGTACATTTGTATATCCATTTTGTTTTGGTACCATAGTGCGTCAATAAAGTCTTGGTTTGCTTCGTCCTTAACCACAATTGGCTCACTAAACAACATATCTGCAATAATTTTGCTTATAAGCCCTGCAAAGTTGATTTTTACGTAACGCAGTTGTGCATACGCTCGGTTATATTCCTCATCATCAATGCGTATATTAAATGCCGTGAAGTGGTCGCCGATAAATAGCCTTTCAAAGTAATCGTACTCACTTAAACGTGGTGCGCTTCCAGCGTAAGGGAAAATGTTGTAATCGGGCTTTATTGCTGGTGCTTGGGTCTTTGTGGGTGTAGTATCCATATAATAAGTATAACGTATCTATTTCAATTGTAGCAAATTAAAAGGGCTTTTTGGCAAATGTTCTTATAAAGCCACGCCAAGCCCTGCGCATTTGTAATGCAATGAAGCCTGCAAACAAGGCGTCGTCGTGCTTGCCTGTTGCGTGTTCCCGCTTGCCGTCCTCATTTTTGATAAACGTTTTCATTTGGTTAATGGTTATTTGCGACCGTATCTTTAAGTGTCCCTCGTCAAACAGTATCATAAAGTCATCAATCATAAGGTCACGTGTCTTGGTGTTCGTGTTCCAACCTATTTTTTTGGTTTTTTTCATTGTGCGCTCGTCAACTCGGCTCTCGTAATAATAGTTATCGTATATTTTGCTCAAAAATAATATGGTCGTAAGCATATTGTTTTCCACTCCCGCATACGCCTTGTTGTAAAAGTTCCCAAGCTCTGCCGTAATCTCGGCGAGTATGTCGGGTCGCACCTTGCCGTAAAACTGTGCCACCTGTGCGGTGCTGTCTTTGTCCCATACGTCAATAACGCTAAAGTCCGAGCCCTCACCGTCTGACGGGTCAACCCCTATGACGTATGATTTTGTCGGGTCGGGTAACTCCCAAAATGCAACCTGTAAGTTATACAGTAAATTAAACTTCGCTGTATTTTCGGGGTCTTGTACGTATCTATTTAAGCCGTCCTGTCGCCTTACTGTTGGTTGTGCTTTGAGTTCGTTTACTTTTTCTGCGTCAAATGCCGAGCCCGAGCCCGATTGAAACGCCTCTTGTCTGTTAATGGGGTACTCTTGCTTAAATAACTGCTCA